ATCATCTCCAGATTCCATTAACATATCATTAGGGTTGGTAGCACTATTATTGTAATAAACTACATCATTGGTATCATCGTAGAACCATTCACCATTAGCATCGACATCAGTATATGCAGATTGAGCGTTACCTAGATTCTCACCATTGGCGAATAACTGAGTAACTAAACCTACATTGTGTGCTTTGTATCTATTACTAGAGTCTACTACCCATCCATATATAGCTGTTTTTGTATCAAACTCGTCTATGGAAGGGTATATATCTTTTAAATCTCTGTTCGTGCAGTAAGCCATATCTCTCCTAATTTATAACTTAAACCTTTTTTATACAATAGTTATTATTGTCTAATCCAATATTTCTATGTGAACTAAGTCCATAAATGTTTGGTCTTTAGTTTCTCCATCACTATCCCAATCTCCACCCCATCGAATCTTTAGATTGAGTTGTTTAGCAATTCCCCTAACCATGCCACCCATATAATAAAACCTATTACTCTCTTTCCAGTTAATTGGGTAAGGAGCTAAGTCTACTGCTTTACCTAGCTGATGATTACTCTTTTTATTGATACCATCAAGTTTACTCTTTCCATCTTTAAAATATTTGTTTTGAGTTTCGGCTGACCTAACTCCTTCAATAATCGTAACATCCATGACTTTGATTAATTCATTTAGTACATTGACTAACCTTGAATCTACACCTTTCAATCTTGCACGACTTCTTTTCCCAAACTTATACATTACTTCTTCTTCTTGCCCTTAATTACTTTTCTCTTCTTCTTTGATTTTGGCTTACCAAAGCCATATCCTTTTCCTTTTGGCATTATGCTCTCCTTACTTTCTTTGCTGTTTTTTTAGTGTATTTTGCTCTCTGCTTACCTTTAGCAGTAGCCTTTCTTTTCTTCTTATTCGTATACGCTTTTTGACTAGGGGTAAGTTTTTTTCTCACCTTCTCTGGTAAATATCTACCTCGTTTCCTTCTTGGTTTCTTAGCATCTCCTTTGGTTACATAACCCCATTTCTGCTTAGTCCACTTAGATAAAGAGTTCTTTGTAGACTTCCTGCCTTTATAACCTCCTCCAGCTTTTTTGTACCTTGCTGTAGCTATTTGGGCTTTACGAGCAGACCATTGACCTCTCCTACCACCTTTACTGCCAGATTTAACAGAAGAGACAATCCTTTTCCATAACGCTGGTTTTGTTTTTGTAGCAGTTTTAGCCATTACCACTTAACCTTATTTGCCCAATAACTTCCTGAGAGTTTGCCTCTAGCTATATTCTTACGATGCCTTGCCTTAAAGCTCTTCCTCTTTGCTTTCATTCTAGCAGACTCACCCTTCTTAGGTTTACCTGCCGTCTTTGCTCCCTGCTGTCCAAATCTAATTAGTTTGGTTTTACCCCCAGATCGTGCAAGTACAACATGAGACTTCTTTGGATGGCTAGGGGTACGCTTCGGTTTATTGTACCCCTTTAGTCCAAACCTTGATAATCTTGGGTCTTTTTTCTTAGGCACTATTTGCCTTTGAAGTATCCACCCATTACATCAGTAACAACATCCATTACTTTTTCAAATAATATTTGCTCTTTATCTTCTGATACAAAAGGAATATTTATTTTTTCATTTAGTTTAGTTGCTAACATAGATGCAAAATCATCTGATTCAATATGATTCATTGCATCCTCTTTCATCTTCTCTGCTTGTGCTTCTGCAAGATCAAGCATCATTTTCTTAAAGTCCATTACGACTCCTTTGTCTTTTTGATTTTATAATATAAGTAAATAATATTCATTACAGCAATTACAATACCTAATATGTATGGCAGTAAATCCATAAATACAATAGCCATGCTACCGAAACTCCCTGTTGATACTTTTAAACTATCCACGACCACTCCCATTTATTCTACCAGATAGGTAGCTAATTTTATCACTCATGTCATTTACTTCTTTTAATAAATCTTCATTACGCCTATCCCTTGTATCGTCTGATTTATTCCATCTATCAACAAGTTTTATTAGGATGCTTTCCATATTTTGCAAAGTCTCTGACTGACCTTTGTTTTCTATCTTTAGGCTTTCTAGCGTTTCCTGCTGTTTTGTTGATTTCTGTGATAGCGATATTACTAGATAGACAAACATAACCCCCACAATGCCTATCATTCCTGCTTCTGCATAGACTGCCATAAAGTCCATTATTTCTTCCTCCTCTTACCCCAGCTTAAAGGATTAATATTCTTTTCGTACCAAGCTACTTTTTCTGCAAGCTCTTCTCTCTCAGTCCTTTCTTCCACGATGTGTTTATCAAGTAAATCCCCAATGCGTTCATCTGCATTAGCAAAGTTTGTTTCAAGTGTTCCCAGTCTAGTCTCAATCCTATAGTAACCATAGACGAGAGTGCCAACAAGAACAAGAATTTGCCCAAACCACTTGAGGTTAATACTGACAACAGCATTGTCATCCACAATCCCACCTCGATAACTCCTAGCTGTTTTGACATCTTCACTCATGTTCCTTAACAGATTCCCATTGATTATGTGTAAAACACCAATTATCTGAATTAATTCTCACCCTATCTGCATAGAAATGAGATGTAGAATCTTGATCCACAACTTCTAAAAATGTATACATAGAATCTTCTGGACTCAATTCAAAACTACCAACTGACCAACCACTTGTGCAACTACTCAGCATAAGAATAGATGACAGTAACATTATAACTCGTACTAACAACTTCAAAGTCTCCATTTTTTAATTTTTTAATTACTTTATTCATATTACCATCCATAGTGCCATAGCAGTTTCTACAATAAGATCAGATGCCGTATTGTACGCCCATCTCTTCTTAGTTCCATAGGTTTCATGTGTTCCTTCGATGTAGACTTCAAATATCTCCCACAGAACACCAATGATAAATACTCCCATTACACACCAAAAAGCACTCCAATCCATCCATTGAAATATCTTGCAGAAAAAAGCTCCTGCTCCAATATGATAGGCAGTCCAACCATCTAGCTGTCCTGTTTTTAATTGCCACGATACTAATTTAGTCAAAGGATTTTTCATCTATCTGTCACCTTATTGTTTAATAGTTTATGGTTTACAATGTCAATACGCCCATGACCATCTGAATGTCTTTTAGCACATTCATCTATATAAGCATCTTCAATAGTTTTGAACGAATCACTTTTCTTTACTATAACTCCATCTACACAGAGGAAATAATCTTTAGAGTTAGGATAAGTAATAGATGTTATCGTTCCATCTGCTTTCTTAATAGATTTGATCATGTTAGGTTTAGTATTCTTATGAATAACTACATCGTGATCATAGGCACATTGACGAACAATCATTACTCTACTTCAGCCTCCACGACTTTATCGTTAAGTGATTGCCTAAGCATATTGATGAACGCTTCTTTACCTACAGATAATTGGTCAGCTATAAACTGATTACTATTCTGTTTGTTTTGAATGTCGTTAATATGATTCACCATCATCTTTTGCTCATCAGTCATATCCTCAATAACGTATTCTTTGTCATCAAGATTCAGGACTGGCTTCTTTTCTTTTTTTGCCATTATTGACTCCTTGTTAATTAAACTTCTTCTGATTGTTTAGCTGTCCATGCAGACTTTACATCTTCTGTCCATAGAGCGTTTGCTAATGCTTGTATTTCAGCATTTTCACTAGATACATCCATGTGTGGATTTAATACTCTTCTAGCGTACTTGTATGAAATCTCTGAACCATCTTCCATGATTGCAGTTCTTGTACGAACTTGTATATGCTTGAATTGTGTTCTTACCTCATAATCTTCTGTTATTTCTTTTGTTAAAGCCATTTTAACTCCTTGTTTTCCAGTCTAATTCTTTTAGACTTGATATGTAATTCCTATATAAAATTGTACGTTAGCTATAATGCCTTCAGCAGAATCAGATTGCAGACCTGAAGCATCTCCTACATAAACTCGCATAGCTGATTCACCTTCAACGCCAAGATTTACAAAATCTCTAGATAGGATAGCGTTTGCATTATGGATGTGTACTGCACCTGAAAAACTTTGAGACTTATCTGTACCATCTCCAATAGCAAAAGGCAAACTTATATTAATAAATCCACTAGGACTACTTACTGCATTAACTATTAAAAGACCAGTTACAGTTACCGACCTTCCAACTTTAACATATGCTAGTCTGTTATAAGCACCTTCTAAAGTAATAGTACCACTTGTACTGCAAGTCACAGTAGCATCGTAATCACCTTCCTCGTAATCGTCTAAAGTATTGGCATCTGAACTTGCAACCTGACTAGCTGGAAAAGTAATTTGACCACCATCAAGATATAAATCTCCACCTGACCTAATCCTTACCTTAATGCTATTTCCGCCAACTTTGAATTGAAATTGTTCATTACTATGACTGTAGACTATTTGACCTTGGTCTGCTGTGTCTCTAAATATTATACCTTGAGCAGTACTATTTCCTGGTGCTATTACTAAGTCTGTGACTGAACTATTACCTAAAGTTACTGTGTTGTTACCTCGACCAGTTGCACCTTGACCTATTACTGTTTCATTGCTTGCACCTGAAGAACTTATATTAGCACTAGCACCAACAATAGTATTATTAGTTCCAGTTGTTAATGTTTCAGCAACCGAACTTCCTACAACAGTATTAGATGAACCTGAACTAATTGCGACTCCAGCTTTGTGTCCTAGTCCAGTATTATGACCATTATCAGCGTCTACAACTTTCAATGCTTCGTATCCCAAAGCAGTATGATAACTTCCAGTATTCTCTGTCATCAGAGAGTTATACCCAACTGCCGTATTTCTAAGACCTGAAGTCATAGCTTTAAGTGATTGATAACCAACTGCTGTTGCTCCAGCACCTGAAGTAATATTAACTAAACTTTGCTTTCCAATTCCAACTGCCCCATCTGTAGCTGATGTTGAAGTACCACTA